TATTAAAAAAGATGGTTGGCGGGATCCACCACCTGCGATGTCACATTTTCCACAATGTATAGTGCCAGGTGATAGTATCAAGTCTTATCATAATTATTATATAGAGGCAAAAAGTTATTTTGCTAAATGGACAAAAAGACAAGTACCAGATTGGTTTTCAAATAGAATTACAATATAAATAATGAAAGAATTTATTATTGCAATAATTTTATTTGTGTTTCTAATTCTAGGAATACTATATACTAAACCTGCGACATGGTTTTATCATTCGCATGATTGCGATGGTTCGATTGGCGGAGGTTGTAACTTATCAACAGGCGAAGGCAATATGCTAACTAAATGGAGACAAAAATGAGGCAATTAACTTACGACACATGGAACAGCATTATGGATGCCAATTGGAATCCATTACGACACATAAAAGATATGCAAGTACGACATCTTGTGCTACAATTATTGGCATGGATGTGGTGTATCACATTTTCACTGTATTTCGGATCATTTGTGATATTCGGATATACTGCTGTAGCACACTTTATTATCATTCTAGCAGTGGTAGTAACAGTAGGAACATTTAAAACAGCGGAAAGTTTTAAAACGCATGACGGCACACTGAAATACGAAGAGGCACAGGCACCTAGTAAATACGAAGATATTTGGTAAAATGGTAGAATCACATAAAGACATGTATTACAATCCTAATTTGAACGTCAAAGAATGGTGGAAAAGAATACCTGATAGTTCAGATTATGGAACAACAAGTTATAAAACAATTTATAGTTATGAGATATGTCCAACTTGTGAAAGTGATTTAGTAGATGGTAAATGTGTTATATGTAATGGAGATGATGATTAATGCCAACTTATCGTTTTAAAGATCATAACACTGGTAATATTTGGGAAGAATTAATGATGATCGCTGAAATGGAAGAATTTACTAAGAAGAAAAATATTGAATTATTACCACCAACACAAATGAATATCGTTTCGAGTGTAGGAACAATCGATGGTAAAACAGATAGTGGTTGGAAAGATAATTTAAAACGTATTGCTGCCGCACACCCAGAATCAGCATTAGCAGAGCGATATGGATCTGGTGATAGTCATGCAAGAATTAAGGCAAAACAAGTGCTTAAGAAACACAGAGCAAGAAAGAAATTATAAATAATTTAGTATCTGTCTAAACAGATCAAAGAGCAAAAGTAGGGTTAACTATAGCCTGAAAGTCAGCTGTTGTTGATCCCGGACTAGATAAAGGCCCATCTTCTGATGGGCCGCACCTTTGGAGATAAAATGGCAAAAAAGAAACTTGAAATTACACACAACGATTTAGTCAATATCAAACCCATCACAGAAAACCAAAAACGTGCCGTTGCGGCATGGAAAAATAATAAACATCTATTCTTATATGGTGTTGCAGGAACTGGTAAAACATTTCTATCATTAAATCTAGCATTAAAAGAAGTTCTCAATGAAAAGACAGAACAACAAAGAGTTTATATTGTAAGAAGTTTATTACCAACAAGAGATATTGGTTTTCTACCTGGTGATGAAGAAGACAAAGCATTCTTATATCAAATGCCTTATCAAAACATGGTACGATTCATGTTTCAGGCACCAACTGAAAATGCGTTTGAAAGATTATATGTTGATTTAAGAAATCAAGGAACGATTGAATTTTTATCTACATCATTTTTAAGAGGTATAACAATTGATAATGGTATTATTATTGTTGATGAGGCTCAGAATCTTAACTTTCACGAATTAGATACAATTATTACAAGAGTTGGACAGAATAGTAGAATTATATTCTGTGGTGATTTTCAACAGACTGATTTAAACAAGACTGTTGAAAGAAATGGTATCTATGACTTTCAAAGGATTCTATTCGAAATGGGTGAATTTGAGAACATAGAATTTGATTTAGGTGACATCGTAAGAAGTGGTTTCTTACGAAACTATCTAGTAAATAAAATAAAGTTAGGATTGCACTATGACCAGACTTAGAGAAATAAGACAACAACACAAATACTATAAAAAGAAAGTAGAAGAAATAGAAGAAGATCGTAAGGTAGATCGTTCATCAGAGTTGTGGAGAATTATTAGAGAACATAAGAAAATAAAATTAAAATATAAGACGGAGTTATTAAATGCAAGATAATTGGATAAAATGTTTGGAAACAATATTACACCACGAGGGAGGTTATGTGAATCACCCAAAAGATCCAGGTGGCATGACAAACTTAGGTGTTACAAAAAGAGTTTATGAAGAATGGGTAGGATATTCTGTGTCAGAAAATACAATGCAGAATTTAAAAAAAGAAGATGTTGCACCAATATACAAAAAGAATTATTGGGATAGAGTAAAAGGTGATCAATTACCAGAAGGATTAGACCTATGTGTATTTGATTTTGGTGTCAATGCAGGAACAGGTAGAGCTGCTAAGTATTTACAAACAATGATAGGCACAGTTGCAGATGGTGGTATTGGTCCAAATACATTAAAAAAATTAGATGAATATGTAAAAGAACACGGTCTAAATGAAACAATCAAATCATATCAAGCAGAAAGACAAAAGTATTATGAATCACTATCAACGTTTGATACATTTGGTAGAGGTTGGACAAGACGAGTAGTTGAAACAACTAAATTAGCATTGGAAATGATATAATGTTTTTACTATGGCATACATTATTAATCGTTGGTTTTCTTGTTATAGCATTCTTTTTAGGATATTTAACAGGTAAACAAAGAAAAGACTTGACAGACTATTGATTTTATGATATAATAATACTATGTTTAATCATTTAGAACCAGTAAAATTACCAGAGTTAAAGGCAAAAAATATAGATGGAAAAAGATTCTACGAAACAACAGAAGGCGAAGCATATCCCTCAATCACAACAGTTCTTGCACAACGAGATAAAAAAGGACTTATGGAATGGCGTAAGCGAGTGGGTGAAGAAGTTGCTAATTACGTTGGCAGAAAGGCTGCCAATCGTGGAACTCACGTTCATAATATTATTGAGGATTATCTCAACAACCTAGAACAACAAGAACTATCAGAAAAACACAAGAAGAATTTTCTTCCTTGGTGCATGTTTAACGAGTTTAAACCTATTCTCAATAATATCGATAACATACATACACAAGAAGCACAATTATATTCAGAGAAATATACAGTTGCAGGTCGAGTAGATTGCATCGCAGAATATGAAGGCGAACTATCAATAATCGATTTCAAAACTGCTTCAAGTGAAAAGAAGGAAGAATGGATAACAAATTACTTCATACAAGGTGCGGCATACGCTGAGATGTATGAGGAAAGAACGGGTGTTGCAATCGAAAATATTGTGATACTTGTTGTGACTGAAGACGGTTCAACACAAGTATTTAAAAAGAAAAAACATGAGTATTTGCCAGAGCTAAAAGTATCAATAGAAAAATTTTATGAATGGATAGAAAAAAATGAAAAAAATTAGTATTATAATATCAAGTTTATTATTAAGTTGTACATTTACATTTAAAGATTTAGGTGCAGAGACACATCTTAAAGAAAAGGGTTTTGTAGAGGGCATGTTACAGAAAGTGAATATTCCTGTTTATTGTGCTCCTACTTTTGATTTGTTGACAGCAATGATGGAAACATTTGGTATGAAATATGTAGCAAGTGGTGATGTTAGAACAGGTGGTATTATCGAAGGTAGTATGATTGGTACTTCATCTTTTTGGTATAACGAAAAAACCAAAATTGGTATAATGGCCATGACAATGGTTGATACAGGATTAACTTGCATGATGTCTTATGGTATAGATTTTAAGTTTGATGATGGCATGATGTTGAATATTATTAATGAGGAGTTATAATAATGCACAAATACACACATCGTTTTTATGATTTATTAGAAGAAATGAAATCATTACATGATAAAAAAAGACATGACTATGCTCAAGAGGCAGATCCATTTGCCAATTTTAGATTATCAGAATTAGGTGGTATTGATGCATGGAAAGGTATTGCAGTTCGTCTTGGTGATAAGTATAGTCGATTAATGTCTTTCATTCAAAAGGGTGAATTAAAGTTTGATGAAGAAAACATCAAAGATACATTTTTAGATACAGCAATTTATTCTTTAATTGGTCTTATTCTTTATGAAGAATCACAAGATAATAAAAAACAAATGACTTTTAAATTTGATCAAAAAATTACAGCAAGTGTTGCTTCAACAACGATGTCCACAACGGCAGATGATAGTACCGCAATATCATATAACAAGAGAAGTGCCGCAAAACCAGATGATGATGATGGTGGATGGTAGTGACACCAAAAGATTTCGCCATATTAATAGATCAAAAAGTGCAAATGAAACAAATGACACACATGGATGCCATCTTAGAGTATTGTAAAGAAAAAGAAATAGAACCAGATACAATTACTCATTTAATCAATCGAACACTAAAAGAAAAGATTAAATTAAACGCTGAAGAATTACATTATTTACCTAAGAGTAGTATATTGCCTATTTAATGGATGGATACGAAGTATACAAAACATATCTAGCAATAAAATTACACTTTACAAGAGATGACTATAATTTTGATCAGT